CTAGACCTTCACATCCTTATAATGAATGTAGAAGCATTCTCGACAAAGAAAGGCCTTGAGTTTGCCACAAAGTTTCTTAATTGCCACAAAACAATAATGGCAATTGATGAGTCTACTACAATCAAAACTCCCACAGCCAAAAGAACAAAAGCTATTCTTGCATTAGGTGGACTTGCAGAGTATAGGAGAATCCTAACCGGTTCACCTGTAACCAAATCACCTCTGGATCTGTACACACAATGTGGTTTTTTAAATGAAAACCTTCTTGGTTTTAGTTCTTATTATACATTTAGAAACAGATATGCAGTGATGAGGCAGGCTAACTTTGGTGGTCGTAGAGTGCAGCTCATAGCTGGCTATCAAAGACTCGATGAGTTATCCAAACTATTAAAACCTTTTTCCGATCGTGTGTTAAAAGAAAATTGCCTGGATCTACCAGAAAAAACATACATAGAGAGACAGGTAGAACTAACAGATGAGCAAAAGAAAACATACGAGACTATGAAATCCGCGGCCCTCGCTTCTTTAAAAGGCAAGATGGCAACCGCACCTCACGTATTAACACAACTGATGCGTCTGCATCAGATCACGTGTGGGCATTTGAAGAACGACGATGAGACAATCACAGAGATAAAAAACAATCGTATCGATTCTCTATTAGAGGTATTAGAAGAGACAGAAGGCAAAGCGATTATCTGGGCCAACTATGTGTATGACATCAACAGGATTGTAAAAGCGATCAGTAAAAAATATGGTGAGGATTCAATCGTGCAATACTACGGAGCTATAGCTGCAGAGCACAGACAAAAGAATATAGAAAAATTTCAGGACCCAGAATCACCTGTAAGATTTTTTGTGGGTAATCCACAAACCGGTGGTTATGGTATTACATTAACTGCTGCTAATAATGTAATTTATTATTCTAATGGATATGACC